CTGACCGGTATCACCGAGCCGATCGAGTTCTCCTTCATGTTCGTCGCGCCGATCCTGTACGTGATCCACGCTATCCTGGCCGGCCTGGCGTTCCCAATCTGCATCCTGTTGGGCATGCGTGACGGTACCAGCTTCTCGCACGGCCTGATCGACTTTATCGTACTGAGCGGCAACAGCAGCAAAATCTGGCTGTTCCCAATCGTCGGCATCATCTACGGTCTGGTGTACTACACCATCTTCCGCGTGCTGATCGCCAAGCTGGATCTGAAAACGCCGGGCCGTGAAGACACCGCTGCCGAGCAGACTGCGCAGGGCGGTTCCGAAATGTCCGCCGCGCTGGTTCAGGCCTTCGGCGGTAAAGAAAACATCACTAACCTGGATGCTTGTATCACCCGTCTGCGCGTCAGCGTGGCCGACGTGTCCAAAGTCGACCAGGCGGGCCTGAAGAAACTGGGCGCAGCCGGTGTAGTCGTCGCTGGCTCCGGCGTGCAGGCCATCTTCGGCACCAAGTCCGACAACCTGAAAACCGATATGGACGAATACATCCGTAATCATTGATTCAGGCAGGGGAGTTATCGAGGGAGGCGAAAGCCTCCCTTTTTTATTGTTTATTTTGTTGAAAAATATAAGTTTTATATTTTTAGTGACCATATTTTTACCCATCTGATTTGCTCTGTGTCTGGCATCTCTATGAAAACAGATGATAAAAAACCCCGCTCAAAGGCGGGGCCGGTTCACAGTGACAGGTTGAGCTGATCACGCCCATAGTGGGAAGTAGGGAAGGCGTCTTGCGGGATAAAGTCGGGCGGTAATTCTTCGCGCGGGCCGCGTTTTGTTACCAGCTTTTCAACGCTATTTAGCGTCGTGAACGTGATACTGCATTCGAAATTCTGACACTGATGATATTGGCGTATCGTCATTTCACTGAGACGGCGACTGGTGCGGGTGCGGGCCATAGCACCGCAGATCGGGCAAACAAACATGATGGCCTCCCATGGCGGGAGTTGAACTCCCCGTTATTATGGCCGTCACTTCTCACTTTCTGCAATCCATTCAGGTATTTTAGCCTCCAGTTCCAGCCGCGTGGTAAAGCCGTTCCCGTCGATCGAATGGCTCGCCCTGGCGATTATCCAATCCTGATTATCAATATCCGTTTTAAATCCCGATACCGTGCCGTGCTGCTCCGGGTATAAATCGGCGCGGCCGTAGGCCAGGGTAAGGGTAAATTCAGCTGCGCCGCGTTTCAGCTGTTGCCATTTTGCGGCCGCGGCCCGTTTGGCGGCCGTTTCGTTATTGTAGGTTTTGCGCAGGACATAGACGTTACCGTCGGCCCCCTCGATGTAATCACCCTCGCGGCTGCTGCTGCGGTGCACTTTCTTTTTCGCCAGCTTGCGGGCCTTCACCGTGACCTTTTTCTTTTTCCCGAACTCCAGATCGAGCCAGTACGCGCGCACGCCGGTATAGGCATCACGATCGGCAATGCGGAAGGCGTGACGATCACCGCTGCTGCGGGTGATGGCGAAGGAGGGCAGCGCCTTGCCGTTGGCGCTGACGCCGCCACCGGGCAGGATGAACAGCAGACTGCCATTTTTCACCGTGGCAATGGCGCCCAGCATTTCGGCCATGCGCGTCAGGAAAGACATATCGCTTTCTTGCGTCTGGTCGGCGTGGTCAATCTCCACCTCCATGAGCTGCTGCGAGATGATGGCTTTCAGGTTGTAGCGCCGGGCGATCGCTGACACCACTCGTTCTACGGTGACGTCATGCCAGGACACTTCGCGCTTGACGTTGAACTCGTCGCGAAAATCGGCACTTCTGGCGGTGATCGTCAGCGTATCAGGCGGCCCGGCGTGCGCCACTTCATCGACGATAAAAATGCCTTTGTAAACCAGCGCTTCACCGTGCCAGCCCATCGACGCGGACACTTCAGCGCCGCGCGGCGGCAGCTGCAGCTGGCCGTCAGTATCGTCCACGGTGATCGTCAGCTCGTCAGCCTCAAAGCCGCGGTTGTCGGTCATCTCCAGCGACAAGACTCGTTCATCCAGCCTGGTCAGCTCCTTGCCGCCAAGCAGCACGCTGAACGCCGGCACGCGCGACAGCTCAGCCTGGTAATCGTTGAACGTGCTGGCGCCGCCACCCAGCAGTGATTTGGCCTTGTTGATCGCGTCAGTATTCAGTGCCATGGCTCCCCCTTTGCGCTGATGGTTTCATGCGCGCGCGACGGGGAAAACCGCGCGTTGTTGTCGCCGGCGGATGACAACCAGCGCCGCGTGTTGCGCCGGCGTTTTTCGGCGAATATCACCACGAACTCACAAGCATGATGGCGGTACAGTATGACCGACAATTTCTTCCATGGTGCGCGCGTCAAGGAAAACACCGACCTGCAGACCGCGATCAATGACGTTGACTCAACGGTCATTGGTCTGGTCGCGGTAGCGGATGATGCTGACGCAACCACCTTCCCGTTAGACACACCGGTGCTGATCACGCGAGTAATCAGCGTACTCGGCAAGGCCGGTAAAACCGGCTCGCTCTATAAATCCCTGAAGGCCATTTCCGACCAGGTCAGCACCCGCGTGATCGTGGTACGTGTAGCGGCAGCCGGCACGGAAGACGGCGCAAAAACGCAGTCGCAGCTGATTATCGGCGGCTTCCAGGCGGACGGCAGCTATACCGGCATGTTCGCGCTTTTGACCGCCGAGCAGAAAGTCGGCTACCGGCCGCGCATTCTTGGCGTGCCGATGTACGACACGCAGGAAGTCACCGCACAGCTGCGGGTGATTGCCAAGCAGCTGCGGGCGTTTTCCTACAGCTATTGCGACGGCTGCGAGACCATTGCCGAGGCAAAAACCTATCGCCAGCAGTTTGCTGAGCGTGAGGGCATGCTGATTTGGCCGAATTTCATCGCCTATAACCCGGAGAGTGGCAAGAACGAAGAGTTCCCGGCGGTGGCGTATGCGCTGGGGATGCGTGCGAAGATCGATAACGAGCAGGGCTGGCATAAGTCGCTGTCAAACGTGGCGGTTAGCAACGTGCTCGGCATCACCAAAGATGTGTTTTGGGCGCTGCAGGCGGAAGACTCCGACGCCAACGAGCTGAACGCCAACGAAGTTACCACGCTGATTAAGCGTGATGGCTTCCGCTTCTGGGGCAACCGCACCACGGACAAAGACGAGTACATCTTCGAGGTGTACACCCGTACCGCGCAGATACTGGCGGACACCATCGCGGAGGCGCAATTTACCACGGTAGACAGTCCGCTTACGCCGGCAAACGTCAAGGATGTGGTCAGCGGTATCAATGCCAAGCTGCAGGGGCTGGTCACTGCGGGTCGACTGATTGGCGCCGCGTGCTGGTTCGATATCGTCGATAACCCGACAACCGGCATTCGGCAGGGCAAAGTTGTGGTGCGTTACAACTACAGCCCGGTGCCGCCACTCGAAGATCTGACCATGATCCAGACCTTCACCGATCAATACTACGAAGCGGCCTTCGCGTCGCTGGGAGGGGCATAAGTGGCTATCCCTAAAAAGCTCCGGCTGTTCACACTGTATGTGGACGGCACCAACCACATCGGCAAGATCCCCAGCGTCACCTTGCCAAAAGTCACCCGCAAGACGGAGGACTATCAGGGCGGTGGCATGCAAGGCGCCGTAGCGGTAGACCTTGGCCTTGACGGCGGCGCGCTGGATGCGTCGATGGTGGTCGGCGGCGTCGTTGAAGAGCTGATCCTCAAATATGGCGGCGATATTGACGAAATGCGCCTGCGCTTCGTCGGTGAAATCTACAGCGGCGGCACCAGTTCGCTGATGGAAGTGGAAATGCGCGGCCGCATCACCGAAATCGATCCGGGTGAGGCCAAGCAGGGCGATGACACCAACCACACCTATGCCATCAAGAACACCTACTACACAAACACGAATTGCGGGGCGGCGGCGCCGTTAAAGTTGCTGTTGATACACTTTTCCGCGCGTACTAGGTCGTTTACCCAACGCTCGGCGATCTCCGTTTCCGAGTACTGCCGATCCTCGACGCGGGTCGTTGAGCCCATGCCGATGGTCAGCACGCCGGCGGGGCAGTAGTAGGGCGTCTTGCGGCAGTCCTCATACTTCGCCATTTTCAACTGTGCCGCCTGGCTGGTGCGCACCTTCTCGGGCCACAGGGCACCGGCCAGCGCCACAATGGCAGCCACGCTGCAGGCTATAACGCTTTTTCGTCTCACCGGTGGCCCCCTTTCAGCTCGCTGATAAGCGCCTTCACATCCTGCCGGTTCTCGGCATCGCTGCGCACCGCGTCAGCCAGCTGCGCCAGCAGGGCGTTGGTGGTCGCCTGGCTGCGCGCCACCCGGCGGCGATGGATTTCGCCCAGCGCTGCGACGATAAGGCCGATCACCAGCCCGCCGGTCGCCAGCCATTCGCGCTGCGTCATCATGCCGATGCCCATCAGCACGGTGGAATAGGAGTACATCACCCAGCTCCAGAGGCGGTCGATTACGTCCATAGCTGCACCGTCTCCTGTTGGGTTGAACGTTCGATTTCCGGCAGCTCGACCACCTGGCCGGCAGTCAAAAATATCTGGTCGGCGATCCCAGGATTGGCGGCCAACACGATTGCGGTCACGCCTTGCGTGGTGCCGTAGTGTCGCTGGCACAGAAGATCCAGCGTGTCGCCTTGCATTGCTTGCACCTTCACTAAAATGCCTCCGCAAAATTGCGTACTTCGTCGCGAATGTCGGCGATAGCCCAGCGAGCATCCCGCCACAGATCTGCCGCCTGTACCGTCAACCCGGCGGCGCGTTTCTCGCCGGCGTCGCCGGTGGTGTCGACGTCGCGATAGTTTTCGATCAGCAGCGCACGGGTGATGCTGAATACCGCGCGGCGGTAGCGGTGGATCTTCACGCTCACGTCATTGATTTGACGGGCTGGCACGGTCTCCAGCGACGCGAAGCCGGCTTTTAACTTGTTTTCTTGCCAGCCCGTCAGCTGGTCGATCACATGGCCTGTCGCTTCAATCGCGGCCTGCTTTAAGCGGGTGGTGGTCACCGCGCCGGTGATGTGCATCTCAAGGCGCACATCTTTGAGCGCAATCGCAGGCCAGAAGGGGCCGGTGGTGATGGTCTCGCCGCCATCGTCGGTATCTGGCACATCGTCAGCGGCGGGGATGACGGTACGCCCGGCAACAAGGCTCATGGCCGAATCTCCTCAAAAGGTGGCGGTGAGCGGGCGGGGAAAAGCACACGCGAAGCGCTGCAGATCTCCGCCCGCGCCGCCAGCGCACGGGGCGCAAGTCGTTTTATTCGGTGGCGTCCTGTTTGGCTTTCTTACCGGCGGCCTTGCCGGCAGTTTTTTTAGCGGCTGATGGCTTACGCGCGGTGCTGCTGCGCTGCCGGCGCTGGGTGGCCGGTACAGTCGTTTTTGATGCTGCTGCAGCGTCGGTCGTTGTCGCTGCGCCGGAGGTGTCGGTATCGTTATCGCCGGCGCCGCCGGTGTTCTGGCCGGCTTTCTTGACCTGGCGTGCCAGGCTCTCGATCGCTTTTTTCACGCCGGCGTTGGCGTCCAGTTTCAGCGCCTGGCGCAGCAGTTCCAGCGCCTTCGCCTGGGCGGCATCATCGCCACCGCGCAAGGCAAAGCCGCGCACCTTGAACAGCTTGGCGAGCACGACGTCAGGCATATCCTTGCCATCGACGATTTGCGCGAGCTCGTCCAGCACCTGCAGGTGTGCGGTCAAATCGGTACTCTCGTCGGCCTTGACCTGCACCAGAATGGGATCGCAAAGCTCTTCCACGAGGGCCGTCGCTGCCGTGCGGCGGAACTGGTCAGGCATAGCGAGGTTGTGCTCGATGACATAGCGGCCGATACGCACCGCGAGCGGATAATCGCCGGCGTCAATCGCCCAGATCATCAGGGTGACGATGACCTCGTCCTGCCGGCCGCTGTTGCCGTCGAGCGTGCCTTCGATCCAGCCGTCGTACTGCGGCAACAGCTGCTTTTTCATCTCCGCTTTCGCCTGGTCGGACTGCACGCGTCTGAGTGCACTCTGATCCATGCGCAAGCGGTGAAGAATTTGTTCATGTGCGGTGCGGGTGGCTTCTGTGAACTCCTCGGTCTTACCGTGGCGCTCCGCCATCACGCGCTGAAAATGTCGTTGTGCCGGTGTCAGCATTGTCCTGTCCCCGAAAGGGGGCGGGCAGGTGCCCGCCCGGGTGATTAACCGCCGTTCTCAGGCTTTGCGAAGGTGATGCCGTCGATAAAGGCAATGTTGCCGTAGTCCTCGACCACGAAGTCATCGTTCGATGACTGGTAGGTCGCGACGCGGTTGTACTCCGGCTCTTCCTTGATGGTGCGACGCAGGCCGCCGCGCTGGTAGTAAATCGACAGGTTCTTAAACGGCGTGATCAGGATGCCGTTAACCGGGAAGAACGGCGCGATGAAGGTCGGCATGTTCCCGACGCGCTCCTGCGCCACAATCAGCTGACCGGCCAACATTTCGGTGTTCGGATTGGTCTGGCTCATGGCGTTGATTGCCGGGAAATTGCTGGTTGTCAGCAGATCGCCGGCCAAGATCACCACGTTATCCGGGTTACGCTTGTGCCATTCGTCCATCAGGCTGTTTTTGGCGTCATACACTGCAGCCGATACGTTGCCGTAGGTGCCTTTGGTGATGATCTTGTTGTCTTCATCCCGCGAGGTGACCGTGATATTTGAAATAACGCGGTGTGGCGCTTCCTTACGGATTTTCTCAAGGAAGCCGATGCCGCAGTCCTGCAGCAGCGGGTTGGCGGCGCGGTTGGACGGATCGGCGTAGCTGGTGCCGTTGAAACCGATCATGATGCGGTCAAGCGACATTTGGCGCGCCATTGCGCTGCTGATCAGCGGTTGGAAGTTAGGCTGATGCGCCCAGGCGTCCAACTGCTCATAACTGATGCCGTAGTCGTAGTTGACCTTGCGGCACATGTAGTCGTACGGCTCCATTTTGCTATTATCGGCCGGGTTGCGGCGTGTGGTGGTGCTGTTGTTCACACCGGCCAGCGGGCCTTTGCTGCCGATCAGCACTTTCTGGCCGATCTGTTGGGTCACGCCGAAGACGTTAATCTTGCTCAGGAAAGAGTCGCTTTCCTGCGCGGCGGCTTCCAGCTTCTGCTGCACCGTTGGGTCAACAGCGAATTTTGCCGCGACGGCGGCCGGCGATACGCGGTTTAGCTGGGCCTGCCGGCTGATGTACTGGTCGAACAGCTCGCGGGTAATATTTTCCATGTTCGTTTCTCTTGTAGTGAATATCGATCAGACGCTGACTTAGTAATCAGCCAACTGCGCGTTGCCACCACCGCCGGCCGGCGGGCGACGGCTGAAGTTACCGTCCGTGGTTACAACCTTCTGCTGCATCGCAGCCAGGTCAGCGGTCAACTTCGCGATGGCCTGCTTGTTGCTGGCGCTTTCCTGCGCGGTGGCGCTGAACTGGTCGGTCAAATCGGCCTGCGACTGCGCCACGGCCTCTACCGCCTGATGCACCTGGCTGAAACGTTCATCGTCGGTTTTCTTGCCCTTGCCGAGGATGCCCATGACGCGGGAGAACCACTCGTTGCCGCTGGTTGAGCGCGACTGGTCTGCCTGCATCAACTCAGCTTCGAAAGCGGTAGTGAACATCGTCGTTTCAGCATCCGCAGCACTGAATCGCATGATCTCCCCGCGTTTCTCGGCGGTGAATTTCAGCTTGTCAGTGCCCAGACTGGCCGGGGTGTCGGTCATCGCCAGACCGACCAGATACGGGCCGTTTGTCGTCGGGAATTTGGGATGGATCTCGACGCTGGAAAAGATTTTCTTACCGTCGTCGGTCATGGCCCTCATTCGTGCCGTGGGTTCGATCTCAGCGAACAAAGATGCTTCCCCTGCTAACGGCCCTTCGGAAATGTCTTCGGCGGATAGGGCTGCAACATCCCCCATTGCGCAAAACTCGCTGTCTGGGAACGGAGAAAGGTAGTGCTCGATATTGACGCGGGCGCCATAGAGCGATGGGTTATACGACGCCGCCATCGCATGGATCTGATCGCGGGTGACTTGACGGCCGTCGATAGTGACGCCGGAGGTCATAACGCGGAATTTCTTACGGGTGCTCGTTGTGCTTGCCATGTCTGCTTGCTCACGATTCTGTTGAGTTCCCGGTGATGATGGCAGGGCGTCCGGCCCTGTCTCAACGCGTTGTTGTTGTCGGAGAACGGCGACAGCCGGCACCGCGAGAAAGTCCCCGCGCGCGCGGGTTAACCTCCCCGGCAGGACATGGGGGAGACAATGACGGTTCAGGAAACATTCACTAGGCACCGCGCACGACAGCTTTACTGGCAGGGCTACCCGCCGGCGGAAATCGCGCGCCTGATGGGTATCAACCAGAACACGGTTTACGCCTGGAAGAAGCGCGACGAATGGGACGAAACGCCACCGATCCAGCGCGTCACCACCTCGATTGATGCGCGCCTGGTGCAGCTGGCCGGCAAGGACAAGAAGAGCGGCGGCGACTTCAAGGAAATCGACCTGCTGACGCGCCAGCTAAAGAAGCTGGACAACGGCACGCCGGCCACCCAGCCGAAAAAGAAGGTGCGCAAGAAGCAAAACTTTTTCTCTGAATCGCAGATCGCGCAGCTGCGGCAGAACATCCTTGGATCGCTGCACTGGCACCAGCAAGGCTGGTATGACAATCACCCCCACCGCAACCGGATGATCCTGAAGAGTCGCCAGGTGGGGGCGACCTGGTATTTTGCGCGCGAGGCGCTGATCCGCGCGTTATCTGATGATGTGAAGTACAAGCACCAGCTCAACCAGATCTTTCTGTCGGCCAGCCGCCGGCAGGCGTACCAGTTCCGCAGCTTCATTCGTTCGGCAGCGGCGGAGGTCGACGTCGAGCTGAAAGGCGGCGACATGATCCAGCTGTTCAACGGCGCGGAGCTGCACTTCCTTGGCACGTCTGCAGCGACGGCGCAGTCCTACACCGGCAACCTGTTCTTTGACGAGTTTTTCTGGGTGGGTCAGTTCGCGAACCTGAAGAAGGTGGCCGGCGCGATGGCGACGTTGAAAGGGCTTACGCGCACCTACTTCTCCACACCATCGGCGGAAAGTCATGAAGCGTACCCGTTTTGGACAGGGGAGGCGTTCAACAAGGGGCGCGCCAGCAGTAGCCGCGTGGAGTTCGACACGTCCTGGAAGACGCTGAACAGTGGGCTGATGTGCCCGGACAAGATCTGGCGCCAGATTGTCACGTTGCAGGACGCCATCGATCACGGCTGGGATTTGACCGATATCGATGAAATCCGTGACGAGAACAGCCCGGAGGAATATGACAACCTCTATGGCTGCCAGTTTATCCGCAACGGCGAATCGGCCTTTGACTACAACATGCTGCTGACCTGCGGCGCCGATGGTTATGACGACTGGCTCGACTGGAAACCCTACGCCATGCGGCCACTGGCCGATCGGCCGGTCTGGATAGGTTATGACCCGAACGGCGCCAGCGGGAAGGGTGACAGCGGGGCGATCTCCGTCAACGCCGTGCCGCTGGTCGCCGGCGGCAAGTTCCGCACAATCGAGACGCAGCGCATCCGCGGCATGGAGTTCGAGGCGCAGGCCAATCTGATCATTGGCATGCTGGATCGCTACAACGTACAGCATGTCGGCATTGACGGGCAGGGGATTGGTGAGGCGGTCTGGCAGTTGGTGAAGAAGAAGTTCCCGGCGGCGGTCTGCTACCAGTTCAACCCGGCCAGCAAGCGCATGCTGGTATTGAAGATGCAGCAGCTGGTTCGCGGCGGTCGCTGGGAGTTCGACCGCGGGGAGCGTGACCTGATCACTGCATTCAGCGCGGTGCGTAAAGTGGTAACGCCTGGCGGGGTTATCACCTATGACACTGACCGCAGCCGCGGCGTCAGCCATGGCGACCTTGCCTGGGCGACGATGCTGGCCATTATCAACGAGCCGCTGGGACAAGATGGCGGCAGCACTATGACGGTTATGGAGTATTAACGTGAGCAAACGAAAAACAGCGCGGCAGCGCCAGCAGCCCGCCGCAGACACACAGCTTGATCTGGCGACCGAGCTGCAAAAACTCCCTGGCCTGAGTACCTTCTCCTTCGACGGCCCCTGGCCGGTCAGCTCGTCCTATGACCTGCTCGACTCGATGTACTGTGCCGACAACGGCCGTTACTACGACACACCGATCAGCTGGTACGGGCTGGCTCGCCAGTTCGGCCACGCCAGCTGGCACCAGTCGGCGCTGATATTCAAGCGTAACGTGCTGGCCGGTTGTTTCATCCCGCACAAGCTGCTGTCGCGCCAGGCGTTCTCGGCCTTCGCCATGGATTGGGTGGTGTTCGGCAATGCCTATCTGGAGCTGCGCCGCAACGTGTTAGGCGGGCCGCTGGCACTGCACCACACACTGGCGAAGTACACCCGCCGCGGGTCTGATCTGGATACCTACTGGTTTATCCAGGCGGGGTTTGATGATTATCAGTTTCCTACCGGCGCCGTCTGCCATGTGATCAACCCGGACATTCACCAGGAGATCTACGGCATGCCGGAATACTTCGCGGGCCTGCTGTCCGCGAACCTTTCGCACTCGGCCGACACGTTCCGCAAGCTGTACTACGACAACGGCAGCCATGCCGGCTGCATCGTCTACGTCAACAGCGCCATCGCCGATCAGGAGAGCCTCGACAAGCTCAAGAAGACGCTGACCGACACGCGCCGCGGCGGGGCATTCAAAAACATCCTGCTGCACGCGCCGAACGGCGGTAAGGACTCGGTGCAGATCCTGCCGTTCAGCCAGATCTCGGCCAAGGATGAATTCCTGGGCGTCAAGTCCGCCACGCGCGACGATATCCTCGCCGCGCACCGCGTGCCGCCGCAGCTGATGGGCGCCATGCCGGAAGGTAACGGCACCTTCGGCGACGTGGAGAAGGCGGCGCGGGTGTTCGCCATCAACGAGCTGACGCCCATCATGGAAGCCATGAAGCATGTCAACGACTGGATGGGGGAGGAGGTGATCCGCTTCAACCCGTATGCACTGCTCGATGTAGAGTAGCCCCGGAGCTGCAGCACGGCCGCCGCTGTCTATGGCGGCCATCCCCCGACAAGTAGCCCATCACGCGCCACGCCCATCACTTCGAACCACTCCCCCACCGCCAGCCGCGCTATGCCGGCCGCTGGCGCGTACGCCTGCTCATCACCTCATTAGCACCATGACGGCGAGAGCCTCACAGAGGCCCATTCAGGCAACACACGCCCCCCTTCCCATACCCCAAAGCGCGCGCTTACTCCCCCGCCTCGCCTGCGCGCTAAACCGACCTATTTTTGTGCACTTTGTGCTGGTCGCCCCAAGGCCCGCCAGTGCTGGCGCTGCGTAGCAAAAACATCGTTTCAAAAATTGTGCAAATTTGTGCGTCATCTTTCAGCACTTCACGTTGAGAGAGAAAAAAATAATATAGGGATTTATATAGGGGTATGTTGACAATATAGGGTTTTCACCCTATATTTCTAACAGTCCCATCTGGGACGTGTTCTTTAAAAATTTACCTTTGAGGCTTGTCACTATGACAAATATCCAATGGACCGGTAAGGCCGCTAAGGACTTACGCTCACTGCCCTCAAACGACAAAAAGACTGTTAGCGCAAAAGTAAACGCTATGAAGTCTTACCCGGACTTAACGGGGCTTGATGTAAAAAAGCTTACGGACCAGAAAGGGGTGTATCGACTGAGGGTCAAAGACTATCGAGTCCTCTTTGAGTTCATCAATGGGGAAACGTTAGTCATTGAGATTCAGCGCGTTTTGCGCCGGACGTCCACAACATATTAAAGCGAGGCGGGGGCTTCCCCGCCCCACTTTAAGCTCAAATGGTAAATAAACTAATATCAACCCATAAGGAGTATTTAATGATAACCAATGCTAATAGCCCATTTGCGAGTAGACAAATCTCTAATTCATTTAGATAAAGTTAAAGTCTATCAGTGACCTAATCTAGGAATTAAGAGTATGGCTAACATTCAATTTATCACTGACAGTAGAGGTAAAAGAATCTCTGCGGTAGTGCCGATTGAACTGTTCGAGAAACTAACTCAAGATAGCGATATCGCAGAGTTATACGAGCCTGTTCAAAACGAAACCGGCACATCAGATGACGTTCGATACCCAAACGACGTTATCAACATACTTGCTGAGAAGGGCTGCACCATGCAAGCTGCATGGCGTATCTACAGAGGCTTAACGCAAAAGCAAGTTGCTGAAGCATTAGGCATAAAGCAATCTACAGTGTCCGAGTTCGAGAAGTCTGAGCGTCCACGCAAAGACAATATTGAACGGCTAGCCACTCTGTACAGATGCAGTCCTGAACAACTTACACTTGAGTAAGTAAAATAATGCCCCGGAAACGGGGCATTTTCTTATCACCCTTCCTCGCCAACTTCATTCAACGTAACCATGATCGCCAATCTTTCAGTGGGCGGAAGAGATGCGGACTTTGCGCGCTAGCGATCAACGTTACGCTTAATGCAATACCGATCGTTGTAGTCTTTTCCAGCAAACGCGTGAGAATACGCGCCCCTCCTGGTAGTTCATCCAGATTTCTCCGTTCGCGCGCCACCGCGTGTCATGGCCTAAAACTCTCGTGCGCGCCAGACTGTTAACCGTTTGTTGTACAGCCGCGAAGGATAACCGGAGAATATCACGCGGACGTTTTCCAGCAGGCTCATGGGACAGTCCAGCACCCGACCATGATCGGCGACAGTATGCCTTGCTCCCGAAATATCCCATTTGTTGGTACCTCATAGTTGTTAATGACGGTGCTGGAGCGCAGCTGTTTTTGTCTATGCCGCGACATGGCCAGAGCAGATAAATGCGTCTATGACTACCGGCCAACATCGCCGTTTATGGCTGTGCTCGATGCTTTTTTAGTTCAAACACCCGGCTCATAATAGCGCTGCGTTTTTCCGCGTAGCTGGCTGGTGCCTCGCGGATGACTCCATCGGCGCCGGCCCGCCAGCGTTTGCCGTTAAGCGACAATTCATCACCGCTGGCAAGCTTTTTCGCTTCCAGCTCGGTAAGCGCCAGGCCGATCGAGGCCGCGAAATCGGTTATCTCCTCGACGTTCAGCGCCAGTTTTCCAACAGGCTGGCGTGCCGCAGGCTGCTTACTTCGTGTTTTTTTCACTTCTGCTATCAGGTATTCGTTGAAGGCCCGCCGTTCCCGGCACGTCATCCCCTCAAAATCGCCTCCAGGCGGCCAGCTAGCACAGCCATTTGCATCCATATCAGGGGGCAACAAGCCGGGGTTACTGCTCTGTCTGTCTTCCTCCTGCTGCGTTCCGCGTACAGTTATTGACAGAACTCCGAGGGGCGGCGCTGCCGCCTGAAGGTCAACGGCCAAACCTGTATCGGTGCTGGCCGGGACTATCTTGTAGGTGTTCAGGCGGGTGTAAATCATCGGTTGCGTCCTGGCGAAAGGCGAGTAAACGCCGGCGATCTTGCTGATGTCGTCGCCGTAATCGTTGCCGTTCTCGGTGATGTCGTAGCCGATGCGCACGCGGATGTGACGACGCTCGACTAACGGGCCGCCCTGGGCGTCGGTATATCCGGCCCAGTCGCCGGCATCTGCCGCGATGTGCGCGGGCGAGATCTCCGGGTGCAGGAACAGGTCACGATCACGCAACCGGCGCAGCTCGCGGTATACAGTTACTGGGGCGCCGCCAATCTGCTGAAACTGACGTATACGCCAGCGCGACGCCCAGGCGTTTACACGCTTGGCGATATCCTTCAGCGGTTCGCCGGTGTCGTGATCCAGCTCGTCGTCCAGGGCGTACCCGTCGATATTTTTCGAGATGTATTTCGCGATGTAGCCCGTGGCGGAACCGAATTGCTCATCCATCGGCGTAACGCTGAAACGGTATTCGGCGGCGCCTGGCTCATTGCCATCAACCTGCAGAGCATAGCGCCGAAAGATATCGCGCGCCTGCTCGATGTGTTCCGGCTTGAGGAACAGCAGCAAATGCCAGTGTGGGGTTTCGTCGTGGTGCGGCTCGGTGACGCGGAAGCCGAACACGCGAATGCCGGCGCGCTTCCACGATGCCCGTACCTTTGACCAGACCTTGCACAGGTAGCGCTGGGTTTCGCGCGGGCTGGCGCCGCGGTATTTGTTATTGCGGCGCCCAGTCTTGCTTTGCATTGCGTGGTACTTTGACGGCGCCGTCAGGGTGTAAAACTCGCCAGCCAGATCGCGGGCTTTCGCCAAATCTTCAAAACCGCGCATGCGGTTCATTAGCTCAGCGCGGCGTACTGCCGGATTGGCGACGCTCCCGTCCACCTTATCGACCAAAGAAACCCGTTCGCCGGTGTCCACGTCTTCGAGTTCCCGCGACTTCAAAAACTCGCGGTTGGCTTTCTTCTGGGCGTGCCATTCTTTCAGGCATGGATCGCTGCAGTAGGGTGTTGCCTTATCGCTGACATAGCCGGCGGCGATCATGAGGTGCTCGCGCCACTGGTCATGGAGGCGGCGCAAACGGCGCAACCACCATGCCGGTGATTCGAGGCGCGCGACGGCACGCGTTGCATCTTCCGCACTCAACTGTCCGCTGCAATATTGCTGCCATCCCGGAGCAAACATATTCAGATGCTGGGTTAAGTAGCCGATGCGGCCATAGGCATAGATCACCGCAAAGGCCAGATCGTCAGCGGCGGCGGCCCAGTAATCGCAGAGGCGGACAAACTCGCCTGTCATGCAGTCGGCCAGCCTGTGCGCCAGGCGCTTGAGGTCTTTTTTCCCGCTGTACGGGATGCGGAAGAAATCATCGCGAAAGGCGATCAGCGCCGGCGGCACTTGGCCTATCTGATACTGTTCGTTTACCGCATCGATGCGCGGCAAAACGTGGCGCTCAAAGGTATTGATCAGCCAGCCGTTAGCGGCCTTCATTCCTTTGTTTTGTTCGATGTTGCTCAGGCGCTGCGCGTAAAAACGGCGGATATATTGGGGAAGGGCAGACAGTCGCCGGCGAAGGCGACGCGGTGCGGGATCGGCAACTCGGGACTGGCCGGCGATATCAAACAGAGGGACGCGTACCGGCTCGCCTGCGTGATTGGTGGCACCGAATAACTGGATCGATGCCGGCTCGTCGGCACGTTCGGTGACGATGGCGTTGCGCTTGGCGTTCCAGGAATACGCATATTCAAAAGCAACCGCGCCGCTGCCCGGATAGGGTAGCGGCGGGGATGGCTGGCGTCGTCCGCGTGAGTTATTCGTCACTCGGAGTTACCTGCCCCTATCTTTTGATACCAGCCGATACCGGTATCTTGTGGTCTCATGGTTGCGATGATCTCGCCAGCATCTGCACGGCTGGCAGCTTTAGCGCTGACCGACCGGCGGGCAGTGAGCGTGGTGATAGCAAAATCGGAATACAGCGCCTTGGCTGCGTCTGTCTCGCTGTTCGACGCTACGACATGGCGGCCGCGCTTAGCGGCAATGCGCAGCATGCGTGCCAGTTTTTGCTGCTGCTCGTTGGTAAAACCGTCGGTGTGATAGTTGGTGAAGTTGGCGATGGTGCTGGCTGGAATGTAAGGCGGATCGCAATAAATCACGTCGCCGGCCTGGGCCATCCTGATCGCTTCCGGGAAGGTACAGCACAGGAAAACCGCTTTTTTGGCCTGCGCCTTTTCCGCGAAGGCTCTGATCTCGTCTTCTGGAAAGTAGGGCGCCTTTCGATGACCGAACGGTGAATTGAACTCGCCGCGCAGGTTGTAGCGGCAGACACCGTTGAAGGTGTGGCGGTTCAGGTAAAGGAACTGCGCGGCGCGATAGATGAAATTGCTGTCAAAGCGCAGATTAAAGTCAGCACGCACGGCGTAATAGCCCGCTTGCTCCGGATGTGTGTTGAACAGGTAACGCGCCTCGCGGATTAGCACTTCAGGGTGGTTTTTGGCGACGTTGTGGAAGTTGATCAGATCGCTGTTGATATCGCACAGCAGATAACTGTCATAGTCGGTATTGAGGAATACCGCACCGGAGCCGACGAACGGCTCAACCAGCCGTTTCCCTTCAGGCAGATGCTGACGCAGTGTGTCGATGATACGGGCTTTGCTGCCGAGCCATTTAAGGGCGGGCTTGTTCATGGGTTACCTCTGATATGTCGTGCTTTGGCTTCATGGATTTCCTGGCAAGTAACGCAGCGCGTTACGCCATGAACGAAAGCGCGGCGTGCTTCTGGTATCGGTGCATCGCAGGTTTCGCAAGTGAACGCAGAAGGCCCACACGGCTGTGGACGAGCGATAGCGATTTGAGACTCAAGAACCAGTTGATGCCGCTCCTGAGCTATATCGATTTGGTCGGCCATTGTTGTTCCTAGTCGTAATTGCGTTGTTCTGGCGGCAAACACTGCCGATTGAATGCATGGCAAAATTTGCAATAGCGGTAGATAACCCAGCCCACCAATCCCATGGAGATAACTGCCCAAACAGCAGCGAGTGAGAAGAAAAACACCATCATTGCGTTTTCTCCGGCTTGGTTTCGTTGACGGAGGGGCGGCGAAGGTTTATCCAGTCTTTTAGCGCACTGAATACCTGGTCGCGGGAGGTTTTATCGGCCGCAAGGCGATCAAGTTTGCTCTCTAATAGCTCAAGTAATTGCAACCGTTCAGAACTGCGCGCATTCATAAAAGCTGTGTGTAATTCGTTATCGTGCATAACCCCTCCTGAATTTAGGGTGTGAGAATCCCGCCACCTTGAAGCGACATTTTGTAGAGAGCGTTATTTTTATATTTCAGTGAGCACGCTAATTACTCACTGGAATATATGCCGGTTTTTAACCATGCCGGCTCATGGGAAGGGCAATCTATTTATCTGCTCTATTGCAGCCCATGCTTTTATAAGGACGCGACCAGATTTCTGTGATTGCCCTGAACGCTCCGGGATTACGCGCCCGGCCGCGTTGTGGTATCTTCGCCATGCCCACCACGTTCTGGCAGGAACATGGGCATGACAACCACCCACAAAGGAGCTGTAATGAAATTCAATGTTATTTACGAAAAGGATAAAGGCTCATATTGGGTGCTATCCAATGGTTCACACTCGTTTAAAAGCCAAACATTCAAGAGCAGACCTGAAGCCATCAAAGATCTGGAACGCTTTGTAGTAATGGCAGAGAAACCTACCTTTATTAGCCCTGGTGAAAAACCTTCAAAATCCAATGCTAACGATGCACCATCGCTGCTCATCACTTTGGGAGAGGACGCGAACTCTTGGCATTGGGAAGCATGGGTTTCAGCAGATGGACATTTGTCTAAAATCGCGACCCACTCCGCCTGCGGTTTCGAAACGTTAGAATCGGCACGTGAAAGTGCTAAGTTTGCATGTAATGCCATTACAGTCGCCCCTATTCTTGACCAGGCGGATGTCGCAATCCCCAACATGCACTTCTCCAATTCATTTGCTGAAGAATATGGAGTTGGTGATATTCATCCGTCGAGTAAGTCTTTTAATTAACTCGTGAGTTTTTCTCTGTGCGGTGGTTTAACTCCCGCACAGTTTCATTATTAATGATTAGCTCATATATTTTTATGTCATCACCACTCTTGTTGACGTCGTTAATAACAAAAGTGATAAAGTCTATAAATTGTTCATATGACACGCTGGGATCGATATGCCCCCCAGAAATCACCAACAAAGGAGTCAGCCCTTTGTTATCTATTACTGATACAAAAGTCAGTTGATCTAGGCGGAAGAAAAAATTCCCGTGTGGTGTTCTTTCATCTTTTATGCGAATAAAAATATTCGATAATGCTTTTTTAGTGTCTAGCAAGTTCATTTCTGACGTCATATTCACAGCTCCTTTTTTACTTAGCCCATTTGAGAGCGCACCCCGTGACGCCAATCACCCACCGTTAATGGAAGGGATGCACTCTCAGATGGGCCGGGGTAACCCGGCTCATGCAGATAATCCAGGTTGCGGAATATCGCCGTTGTTGCAGCGCATGATCAGGCGATCGATAACGGCGGCGGCCGGGCCATCGCCAGCGGCTTCTGCGGTGCTCAGTAAACCGGTCAGGCCAATGCACAGGCGGAAAGCGTAATCGTTCAGTGATACCTGGCGAACCTCTGGCGCGGTGGCGGTCGCCATCTGCAAGTTGGCCGTTTTGGTGTGGTAGTGCTGCAGGAGTTCCTCAATGAGGATCTTGTAAGGCTGTTTCATTTTCTTCCCCGAGCTTTGACCATGTTGTCGACTGTGCGCATGGCTTCCGCCAGTGCGAAATCACGACCGAAATAATCCCCGTTGCTCATCAGCTGGTAGGCCGTGCGGTTCGTTTCGCTATGGCGCGGGCACTTATGGATAGTGAACCCGCGGTAGACGAACGTGTGCTTCGAGAGCTGGATTAGGGCGCGCGGTTGCATCTCCGTCATGAGCGACCTCCTCAAGAGCCCATATGCGCGACAAACTTCTCCGCGTGACGTTTGGCATTCAGGTAGATGGCGTAAAGGTTGACCCGGCGCTTGGCGCCTGGACGAGCTTGCAAAATCGGTAGGGCGCCGGTGTCTGCCTGAGTGCGGATCGTCTGCGGATTCTTACCAATGCGGCGCGCGTAATCAGAGATCGATTCCTCTAGCAGGTCACCGAATGGGTAATCTGCAGGTAATTGATTTTCCCTCACTCCAATCACCTTTTTTTGTCGGTTTTTGTTCATAGTGATACCCTTTAAGATCACGCAATTTTCGTTGTTTTAGGGTGCTTGTAAGTACCTTGAAACTGATTATGGGGTACTCATGAGCACCGTGTCAATGTCAGTTGGCGAAAAAATCAGAGCCATTAGGGAATCAGAGAAACTAACGAGGGATGAATTTGGTGCTGCTTTAGACATTCCGGTTGGTACGTTAAAGCGATACGAAACAAATCGAATAGGCACTATTGGCGGTGATGTGCTGATGAAAATCACCCAGCATATTCAGTTCAAAAAATACACGATGTGGCTGATGACAGGGGATGTCGCGCCGGAAATCGGACAGATCTCTCCTGCTCTCTCCCCTGATGGGCACGACAGCACATCCAGCCGCCAAAAAGGCCAGAAGGCTGGTTAATCGCCTGGAACATCATGAATTCTTGGGGGAAAGGCGGAATTTGTGTGGAAAAAAGTTTTTGGATGGATACGCAATAATAAACTTAGATTGAAATAATTAAGTTAGGTGATAATTGAAATGAAAAAAATAATATCTCTGGTCTTATTTAGTTCTTTTGTTGGCTTTTCACATGCAGGAACGAACATTTCAGAGCAACTTGCTCAGTGCCAGAAAGTTACTGGTGACAGTGAACGCCTTCAGTGCTTTGATAAGCTCGGAAAGTTAAAGGCTGAGGACAAAACAGAAAGCTCAGAACCTCAGTCAGCAGGTAAATGGGAAACAAGAAGCGAAAAATCGCCAATCGATGATTCAAGCAATGAGTTCGTCTATTTGTCCGCGGAAAACCAGATTCGAGGACAATTTGGTGGATCAATTACCCCTTTCTTGTTCATCACATGCCGAGAGAAAAAAACTGAGCTTTTTATCAATTGGGAGACATTCCTGGGGATTGATGGTACGCGTGTTCTTACTCGTATTGACTCCCAAAAAGCAGTCAATCGTACCTGGCAGATCTCCACTGACAATAAGGCCACCTTCTATAGCGGACAGACAATCTCTTTCATCAAAGAACTGATGAAAAGTAAAAAAATGTTTGTGCAAATAACACCTTATGGAGAAAATCCTGCACAGACTACTTTTGATTTGTCTGGTTTGTCGACAGCTATCAAGCCGTTACGTGAAGCCTGTAAGTGGTAAGGGCAACGAATGAGCATTAAATCTCTTGGTGCTGATGGCTACATGGTAGATGTGCGTCCTCAAGGAAGAGAAGGGAAGCGTGTTCGCAAAAAGTTTAAGACGAAATCTGAAGCGCAGCAGTACGAGCGTTGGATTATCGCGACGCAGAACAACAAAGAGTGGCTTGATAAGCCTGCTGATCATCGACCATTAACCGACCTGATCGACCTGTGGTGGAGCCATCATGGCCAGCATCTGAAAGACGGAGTGAAGAGGGCGCAGAAATTGCGTGTCATGGCGGAGAAAATGGGGCAACCCAAAGCGAGCCAGATCACCCGCACTTTCTTCGCCGACTACCGGGCGCTGCGGTTTGCTGAAGGCAAGAAAGCCAAGACGGTCAACCTTGACCAGGAAATGCTGGGTGGCGTGTTCTCCGTCCTCATCGAACTGGGGCATTACCACGGCGAGCACCCGCTCAAGGCCATGAAGAAAATGAAGTTGCCTGCGCAGGAAATGGGGTTTCTTACCCAAGCCGAGATCGTGGCGTTGCAGGAACGGCTCGACGGCGATCACCTGAAAGCTGTCCGTCTTTGCCTGGCGACGGGCGCCCGCTGGGGTGAAGTGGCGAAGCTGCGAAAGGAGGAGGTGATCGGCAACAAGGTCACCTACCTGAACACCAAAAACAACAAGAACCGAACGGTGCCGATCTCGCCCGAACTCTGCAAAGAGATCACCAGCGGCGTGAAGTCAGGGCCGCTGTTCAACGATCTGAATTATCCCTATGTGCGGCTGTGCGTGAAGGATGTTGCTCCCGGCCTGCCGGCGGGGCAAGCGGTGCATGTGCTGCGACATACGTTCGCCAGCCACTTCATGATGAACGGGGGAAACATTCTGGCGCTGCAGCGGATTTTAGGACACTCAAGCATCCTACAAACAATGGTCTATGCGCATTTTGCGCCGGACTATTTAGAAGACGCGGTGAGATTTAACCCACTAGTAAACGTAAAGGAGAGCGTTGCCCATGTCTGATAATATTGAAGTGCCTAAAGAAGGTTTGTATGTATCCACAATTCCGGGTGGAGAACGTTTGGTTGTTGTTGATGTAAACGTGGTAGAGGATGACGATGATGAAGAAGGGGATGAAATCTTTTTCTTGGTAACATTCGTTAATGAAGGCGATGAGGGGGACATATCAGCGCCAAGTTGGGAATTCGATTCCACTGAATGGCGGGAACATGTTGCGAGAGAGAAACTAGAATTTGTTGGCTAAGGCGTATTAACTCAGAGTTGAGCCGACACATATCCTGGTAGTACACAACCAAATCCGACAGTCCGCTCTGAGCGAAAATTAGCCAATTTTATTAACTAAAATTGCTTATGGGGATTAACGGTGGGGCTGGTCACCCGCTTCATGGAGTAAGTTCAAACAATTTCCAAAAAATCTTGGTCCCTATAGGTCGATTTTTTCACAAAAGAATTATATGATATAACTAACATATATAGATGAAGGAATGCAAGCGTGTTCACAATAAAAAATGCCAGCACTACAATTAATGCTATTTACGGAAAGAAAAATAAAAATCTTGATTTTGAGTACATGTATTCATTCTTGACTAGGAAAACGTCTTATTTAACAAGGGAGTTTATCCGAGCTGATGGTGTTGATAAATCAAAGATTACAGAAACATACATAGAGTCTCTATCATGGCTAATCGCAATAAGCCAATATCTTGAGATAGACCTTGAATCTTCTTTTTTCAGTAAATTTCCAGGGATTTGTCCTTATTGCATAAGCTCGCCATGCCTTTGTTCGCAAACACATAGAAAGCCTGAGTTCACTTCAAATGCAAGAAGAATAAAAGAAGAGTTATCCAATAAAAAAGATGCCATATATAGATTTGGTGGATCACAAGTTTATACTCCAGATATGATCAATGATATATATCCATCAAATAAAAATATATTTAATATATTTGGTGGGTTCTATCACTCATCTAGACTTTTCGAAGAACTAGGTGAGCTTCATGAGGCATATGCCAAGCTCAAAGAGGATAGATTCTATAGTAAAACTAATTTAAATGATGAGTTGGCTGATATTCTCGCCTGGATGTTGTCATTGTGGGGGATAATGTTCAAAGATACAGATTTAGGCGATGCTATCGATAATTATTATATTAAAGGGTGTCCGTCATGTAATAGCAGTGAATGCATATGTGATGATTACTCTGGTAGAATAGTCTCCACATCAAGCAGAAATGAAGCTTTAGAAAAAATAAAATCTTTAATAAGGAAGGAAGTGGATAGCACTAGTGATAATGAAGTTGATATAATTCTAAAGCTAGAGTCTTCAATACTATCTATTGAAGATGCTATTTCATCGGGAAGTGAGTCGGATGCCAGAAGAACAGTGTCGGAAGTTGATAGTGCCTTAGCATTTATATTCCAGAAAGCTCCGGCGTCGTCTCCGACCTCCAATCAGAAAGAACTAGACTGCGAACTAAATAATTCTAGAAAACTTATTTAA